TAAGAAGTACCTAGAGAAACAAAAAAAAGACGTTTACGTTGTTAAGACTAAGGGCATATATGGGGTTTATTTTCCTACTACAAAAATCCCTCTAAGCTCACATAGCGAACATGGAGAAAGTTTTACAGAGTTCGTATCTGATGTTAAAGAATTTTGTGAGGAAATTCTAAATATTAAACCTAAATTTCATTGTGTCTTAAACAAGGGAATAGAAGATCATATATTACAACAAATGATAACCAAAAAACTAATAGAGAAATAATTATCCACTCAAAATTAAAAAATTATTGACAGAGTCAAACATTTTTTTTAAAATATCCACAAAGACCTTTACTATGGGACAATCTTTTTTTTAAGAACCCCAACAACAGCAAAGACAACTTTATTAACTTAATTTGTTTTAACCATAGGAAAGGAAATCAAAATGGATCCTATCACATCTGGATTGTTGGACGTTCGGTTTTTTGATCCTGAAGTTCAACGCTTACTTTTAAACTCAACTCATGGCTTACGTATGGCTACTAACAATAAAGGTATCATTGTTGGTAACTCAATTCGTTTCCCATTGGCAGACATTGACGGAATTGCTCCGACTGTTTCTAAAGGTTCTCCGATTGCTCCGGACGATATTATCGCTCAAACAATCGTAGCTAACATTGAATCTTATGAACAATCTGCTAAATTATTCCCACAAGATTTAAATGCTACTAACTCTGCCGCTTCTTTGCGTGCTTTGGCAGCTGCTAAAGTTGTTCATGGCATGGAAAATCGTTTCACAAAAATCATCTTAGATGCTTTACAGAACTATGACACAACCGAAATGGAAGTCGGTTCTTCTAGCGATGCTTTCGATGTAGAAATGATTGATCGTGTAAACTTGGTTGCTGACAATCATCACTGGGGAGAAGGCGATAAATTCATGTTGTTACCGCCTGAAGCTAAATATACCTTGATGCAAGACAACAAATTCTATGAAATTTGGTCATTAGTCAATGGTAAAGATTTAATCGATCGTGCTATGAAGGGTTCTGATAACGATGAACAAATTCGTTGGACTCCGTATCGTGGCTTTATGATTGGCTTCATGGGCAAACAAGGTGCTAACAGCGTTGTTGGTTTACCGACAGCTGCAGACACCTCTTTAATGGGCTTTGCTTGGAAACGTAGCCGTCTTGGCTTTGCAATGAATCAAGGTCTCGAAACTCGTATTTTCGAGGATAAGACTAAAGAAGGCAACCCGATTATCTTCAAGGTTAATGGTTCTTGTGGATCCGCTATCATCGATCCTAACGGTGTTATCGGAATCAAGATGGATCCGACACCTCTTGCCTAACTAACTAAGGGGGACTAACCTCCCCCTTTTCACTTTAAGGAGATTAAAAACATGGCATTTAAAAGAGAAAATTTGTTACATATCGGCGGTGTTTCTCCACTTCCTCAGACTTGGGAATATTTTTCAGCTGACACAATCACAGGTAAAGGTTATTTTCCGGCAACTGGAAGTGTAAAAGACGGAGATCATGTAACTAAAGTAACTATCACTCGTAATGATACTACCAAGTTAATCACTGCTTATTCTCGTACTGAATACTATATGGTAGCAGATGGAGATGGTGCTTTAACTGCAACAGCTGTAGAATAGGAGGGAACATGGCATACGATAGAACTAAATTACTGCATATTGGCGGTGTTTCCCCTCTTCCTCAAGTTTGGCAATACTTCTCTTCTGATACTGTAACCTCTAAAGGTTATATTCCTCAAGAAGAAGGAGTTAAAGCAGGGGATCAGGTTGAAGTTATCAATATCACTTATTCTAGTGGTTTGATCACAGCTTATGCTTCTACTAAATATTATGCAGTTGCAGACGCTAACGGGGATTTAACCTTGACAGCTTATAGCGAGGGTGCAGAGGCAGCTTTAGCAACTCGTGTAACAGCTATCGAGGGTGTTATTCCTAGCTCAGCAAGCACTACTAATAAATTGGTTGATACAACGACTGTTAGTGGTATTCAAGCAGTTATTCCTTCTGGAGCATCTGCTGAAGATCAGTTAGCACTTTCTAGTGTCGTTTCTGGTATTCAGGCAGTTATTCCGACTGAAGCAGCTGCAGATAATCAATTAGCAGACAAGGCTTTCGTAGCTACTAACTATCAACCGAAGGCTTAAATTGAGATGGTGTAAAGAAAAAGATTTATTTTTTTTCTTTACACCTCTTACTTAGGAGAATGATAAAATGGGAATGGCAAGAAATATAGCAATCTATACTGTATTGCAACAACAGAAACAAGCACAACAACAAAAAGCACAACAGCAAAAACAAACACAGCAGGGTACAGAACAAACATCTGGAAATACAGCAGGAAATGTTAATAACACATACGGAGTTGGAGGAGAAACCAAAGCTTTCAATGCCGGATTATTGACATTTAAGAAAGGAAAGAAAGAAGATTCTCAGAATTTAGGAACAAGCAACTTTGCTGCTATTGATGAACACCAAGGTCAAATATTGTTAGGATAAAAAGATGAAAGCAATTTTACGTTATGCACTAGGTCAAGGATACAGAGGTCAATTTGGCTTAAGTAAAGGAGCAGCCGCTTTATTTCTTATGACTAGGAAGAAAACAACATCTCCTTCACAAAGTACAACTTTACAAGGAACACCTGTAAGAAACGAAAATACAGCCGGAGAAGTTATCCAATCTAAAGACTATTCTTTATTATCTTTATCTCAGAACAAAGAAACAGAGAAGAAAAAACAAAGACAGGGTGTATTTCTAGATGGTCAACAAGGAGAGGTATTCTTAGGATGAGTGAAGAACTATTAACAATGGTAAAAACAATTCAGGAAGCAAAGGAGGAACAAAATGGGACTATTCAAAGGTCTTAAAAAGGCATTAAAAGTTGTATTTCCTGTTCATGCTTTAGGAATAAACCTAGTTAGGGACACCGGAAGAGCTATTAAAAGTGGAGATTGGGGTAAATTAGCTATGGCTGCAGGAGCAGCTGCTTTAGGTGGACCTTTAGGTATTGCAGCAGCAGGAATGATGGTACATCAAACAGCACAGGAGGCAAATGCAGGTAGGCTTGCGATGAAGCAAGAAAAAGCAACTAAAGTAGGGGAAGCAATCAAGGAAGAGGAATACAATCAGAAAGTAGCAGCAGCTAACGAAAGAGCTTACCAACAAAATCGTGCATCTTTACTTACTGCTCGTAGGGAATACGGAAAGAAAATTGGCGTCTCTAGTGTAAGAGCAGGTGCTAGAACTTCGGACGAAACAGAATCTAAATTAGGATAATACAAATGCTTAGTAGTGTAGAGTTATCAAGATTAACCGCAGAGTGTCAGACATCGAAAGAGTCTTGGAACTCTTGCTATTTTGAAGCTATGGCTTATACACAGCCAGAACGTAATACAATCTGGAGAGTAAAAGGGGGATTCCCTGCAAACAACAAACAGATTCCCCTCTATACTCAAGCCGGAAAGAATGGAACAAATATTTTTGTGGCTAGAGTTCAAAATAAATTGTCTCCCTACTTGAAGCCTTACATATCTTTTGTTCCCAAGAAGTCTCTTGATTCTTCATATATTCAAGAGTTGAGAGACTTCTGTTCGAGTATGTCAGACAAATGTAACGAGTTAAAAAATCAAATTAACTTAGATGATGAGTTGAACGAATCCTATTATGATTTAGTTTGTGGAACTGGAATGATTATGAGAGAAGATACTATGTACGGTATTCGCTTTCGTAGGATTCCGTTTACAGACTATTCTTTAGGTACAGAAGCACACCAAACTGTTTGCCGTAGATACAAAATGACAGCTTGTAAAATTGGCGTTATTTTCCCAGAGTTATTAGGGGTACAAAAGATTGGTGGAATTGATGTTAATGGTGTTAATAAATACGAAAAGATCGAACTAAACGATATTTTATTTTTCAATGAACAAACTCGTTTATGGGAATATTATTTGAGATTTGATGAAGAATTGTTAGTTTATAGAACCTATCAATCTTCTCCATATCATCTCTTCCATTGGACGAGGGCATCTGATATGCCATTCGGAACAGGTGTAGCTTTAATTGCTTTACCTGCTATGAAACGATTAAACAGTTATGTAAAAGTTAAATTAGAGTTAATTCCGTTTGCTTTCCCAATGTTTTTAACACAATCAGGGAATTTCATGGATCGTAACGTTCAATTTAAACCCGGCGGTATAATTAACGTACGAGACATTAACGCTATGCAACCTGTTACTCTTTCTAAAGACACAGAAGTCTTTAAGTTAGAGATTCAAGATGAAGAATTACAGATTAAACAAACTTTCTTAGATTATACCCTACCAACCAACCCGAGACAAATGACAGCAGCCGAGGTTTATGCTCGTTCTAATCCTCAAGACGAAATGGTGTCTATGAATGTTTCTAAATTAACCGAAGTTATTAAGGGAATTGCTTGGGATTTATTTGATGATGTGTTTAATCGTGAGATTGCCGGAACTGTTTCCTACAGCCTAGAACAGTTAAAAGCGATGATAGACGTAGAGATTAACAACGATGCAACCTTAGATACCAACTTAATTGATAAGATTAACGGATATATTTCTATGGTTGGACAGTTTGATCCTGCTGCTATTTGGCAATCACTTAACAGAGGTAAAACATTGGAGGCATACGGAAATGCTTACAACTTGCCTATTGATATTCGTTATACCGCTGATGAAATTGACGAAGCACAAGCACAAGCGGATCAAGCACAGCAAGATGCCTTTAATGCACAGATTCAAGCTCAAATGGCAATCAATAGTGCAAAAGAGCAAGATATAGCAAACAGAGAAATAGCAAAACAAGAGGCTCAAAATGGATAAAAAACACCTACTTAGAGATATGTTTCTTAAATATTGGCAGTGGAACGTTGATCCTGTTTTAGACGAACCGCCTGCTAACAGCCCAGAATACTTCGTGTTAAGTATGTTTGATAATATGAAAGAAAATGCTTTAGCAGCTTATCCTTGGAGATGTGCTATTAAGTATAAAACCTATAACCTAGAAAATACGACCTCTTGTGAAGACAGACGATATAAACATGAATCATTTGTCCCTGATGACTTTATTATTGCAGTCGGTTTTTGGGAAGATGCAGAACGTAGACAACCACGCCAGAACTCGGTTGATATAGTCGGCAGAATGTTACGTACAAATCTAAAAACACTAACCATGGCTTACGTAAGCAAAGATGTAGAAGTAGAGGAAATGGATCCTTGGGTTTGTGATTTTATAGAGATATTTATTGCTAGTGAACTTTCAGACTTAGGAGGGCAAACACCAGATAGAAAACAATACTTCAATCAGTTATTACAGGAGATGTTAATTAAATGTGGTAACAAAGATTATGAGATGGCTCAAAAAGATCCAATTTCAAGTAGTATCTTCCAATTTACAGAGTGGTGTTAGCTATGGGATTTTATAAAAAGAAAATCATTAAAGTATCAAAAGGGCAAATTAGCTCACAACTGATAGAACGTACAGAAATCGGAATCTTAGATTCCTCATGTCAGGAACTAACTAATTGGCAGAACTCTAAATATGGAGCTATTAAATCTCAAATTGCCACTACATTAAGATATACTTTCGGTTATGGTAAAAAGATTAAACTAGCCAGAGTACGTTTAGGGGATAATACCGAGGGGTTTTTTGCTTTTAATGCTACAGACCACACAGTTTATTTATTTAATCAATATGGGGAACTTATTTCAAACATCTATAGCTTTCCTCAAATCACAGAAGATAACTATAAAACCCTACAAATAGCTCAAAACCAAGAGCTAATTTTATTATGTTTAGGGGACAATCCTTTAATCAGGTTGCACGTAGATTCACTTCCTAACTTATCTGCAGCAGTATTTTCTATTCCTGCTTCAAATATCCTAAAGGCTTCAAACATCTCTATTCCAGCAATCGATCCAGTATTATACAGAATGGGAAATGAAGGACTTCCTGCTTTTCCTAAGAATCTAGGTGTGCAGATAGGAGACTACGTTTACGCTAATTCAGGAACAGCAGATCCTAATACTACTTTTCCTTGGAGTGTTTCTCGTTTAGTATCAGCTGAAGACGTACAGACTTTTGTAATCTCACAAGCTACAATTAACACTTTAGGGACAGGCTACCAAGTAGGAGATATTGTAACGACAGCCAATGGAGATTCGTTCAGAATTGATTCTTTAAGCGTAGGTGCAACTCTTACTACCATTGTGCCAGATAAAAAATTCACAATAGATCCTGCAGGAACTAACATAGCAACAATAGGAGGAACAGGTTCAGGATTAACTATTGATATAACCAGTTCGGATATTACTACTGTATGGGAAAGTGCTTCCTTCACACCTTCAGAATTAAATGACATCATAGATGTTTGGAACAATAATGTTTGGGAGTACGTTTCTGGAAACTGGGTAGATGTAGAATTAACAGCAGTAGACCGCAAATACACGACCACTTGGAAAGCCAATGCAAACACAGGAACAATTAAAGTTACCGGAACAGGAAACTTATGCACAATTACAGCTCCAACAGGAATTGATGCAGAAAAATATGCAAGAGCTATTTTAATTGGAATCGAATTTGACGGATTAGATGCTATCGGTATTATGGTTATTACAGACCTATCAGGGACTAAATCAGGACAAGATTTTACTGTTAAGTCATTTACAGGGCAGACAATAATTAACTTTGATTCTAAAGTATCTACAGACAACCAAACAGGATTCTTATTAAAATTATCTCAGGTTAAAGTATTCGATGGGGATTATCCTTCAACAGATAATAACCCTTCACTAACGACGAATTACCCGACTAGAATCCTATTCTATCAACAAAGACTAATCATAGCAGGGACACGTTATAACCGCTCACAAATGATATTCTCAAGAATAGGTATTTATGATGATTTTGTAGACGAGAAACTAGACAATTCAGCTTTCCAACTCGTAATAGGTTCTATCGAGAAGGAAGAGATTTTATCAGTCCTAGTTAATAACGGTATTCAGATTTTTACATCAAACTCAGAATGGCTAATGCAAGAGCAGGTTATAACTCGTACAAGTGGATTTGTTAGAAACTCACAGATTGGAACTAACGGTATTCAACCTATTATTGCTGCAAATGGTGTTACCTTATTCCCTCCAAAGAAC